CTTCCCCCATTTGTGAAAACCAAAGAAGCACCTCATTTTACTTCCTCTAGTTCAAAGGTTCCATTCATATAGTTTATACTAATTATCTCATACGTCTTCCCATCGATAACTGTGGTGAAGCGAAGAGTGGAGGGGATAATAGTCGGAGCCTCCCGCATCTTTTCTAAAGTGGTTTTCCATTTTCTTTTCTTCATGTAAGTAACACTACATTATTACGCTAGGTTTGTCAATAGGATTAGAATTAATAATTAAAGATTTGATTAAATCGAAGGCCTCACAAAGAGTTTCGCAATATTGTATATTAATGCCGGAAGAGTCGCGTTGAGTGACAATAACATCACCTTCTTTAGAAAATGTTATTTCAAAGCTCATGAGAATATCCCTTTCAGATAATCCATTACTGTTTCAATAACCCCCTTCTCTTTTGTGATTTCTGGAGCATATTTTTTTGCCATCGCTTCATGCAACGCCACATGAAGTTCATCATCAAAAGGCTTCTTAGCTTTAAATGCCTCTAATGCCGCCTTCCTTTTCTTCCAGTAGCGTTTACGAGCCAGGCTCATCTTCTTCTTTGTTTTCTCTGTGATCATTCATTCTCCTCTATAGCTTTTTGTAAGGCGTTGATAACAACCCAATTTGGGTCTACATTAAGTGTAAGTAAATAATGTGTAAGGGTAATCCCAGCCCAGTTAATCCATCGTGATTCATTCATTTTATACTTATAATTAAACGCACATTGATTCTCATGGAATTCGCTATGATGTTGTCGGCATAATGGTATTAAAAGTTGATCAGAAGGGCGCTTGCCACCTGTACTGCCACCACATCCATTAGTCTTATGATGATGTGGCTCATAACTTTCGGGTTCATCTAAGAAGTCTTTCCCACAAATAAGACATCTTAAATGATTACGTATGAATCTACGATATTTGAGACTCTTCCATTTAGTGTTAGCTGGGTTTATATTCATAGAGATTATCCAACAAACCTCTTTACCTCTTCACGTCGATTACTGATGAGTGACCGAATAGCCTCAAACTTATCCTTAGCTGCACTGTACTTCACATAAGAGTGATTAGACGCCTCCCTTGCGGCACTTAATCCTAGAAGGTAGTTCTTGTAGTGTTCGCTCTTATAAGCCTCACGCTCCCTTAAGGCTTCACTTCCTGCCAAAGGAGAGGCGTCGGCAAGTACTACCTTCTTCTTGTCTTCTAGTGACTCATAGAGGCTCTTAGCCGTAGCCCAAACAAGCCCTAAGCGTTCACATTCTTCGTTACACTCAAGAAGCTGATTTTCTAAATCATGCATGTTTATCATAGGCCCTCTTTTACTGCCGAGGTTGGAATTGCACCAACATAACCCGCTTTAACAGAGCGGTGCATTGCTTTTATGCTACTCGGCATCTTTAATAATCTCTATTTCAGTACGTTCTTCCTTTTTTGTACTTACCTTTACTTGGGTGAAGTAGAGTTCAATATCTTGTGTTGAATCATCGATAATGCAGCCCCCATACCTAAGCCCGTCAACATGCCACTTTCCAAAAGCATTGTCTGGGTCAAGAAGACGGGTTCTGTAGCTTGTAATTCTGACAATACTTCGGCTTGTATCTTCTTTTTTAACTTCTGCCTTTGCCACCTGTTTAACCGAAGTATCTCGTTTAATGACGGCACTGGACTTTTTAGTACGAGCTTTAAGTATTTCATATTCTTTTTGTGTGAGCCTCATTTCTTATCTATAGACTTTTCAACTGTAATTTTAAACTCAAGCCTTGGTTCTCCTATGGCTTGCGTAATATCCACTCTCAAGCCATTCACTTGCTTCACAGCTTCTAAATAAAGCTGATCGGAGATAGTCTTTGCATAATCATCACAATGAGCTCTGATCTGCTCTTGGAGCTTAATTTGAGCGCCACTCAAAACATCTGATAAAAATCGCTCTATAAGCGCAATACTATTGCTAGATTTGATCATGCTATCCTCGACATCCCATTCTTCTCCCCAGGAATCTTAATCGACCTCCCAGGTAAAGCCCAAAGCTGAGCAGAATCTTTGAACCTCACATAAAACTTCTTTCCCTTACTGTCTGCGGGTCTCACAACAACCCCTTCTTTCCCGTGAAAGCAGGAAACCTTGTGATCGATAACAATCTTCTCCCCTGGTGCGAATCTGTTCGCGTCGTACTTAATCATAATTCTCCCCGATATTTATTTTTCCCATATTGTGCTTTAGATATTTCATTCCCGTTTTCTTTCCAGGCATCTACTATGTGATTCTGAACTATATCTGTAATGTATTCTTTAATTCCACATCCTCGTTTCTCAGCGAGAATCTTGTAGCGATCATATAGCGTCTGATTGAGTGTTACCCATAATTTTACCGATGCTGACAAATTCCCCTCCAAATATCTTTTGTGCCCAATACATATTGAGTAGTGTTTTAATTGATTCAGTCTGTATTCCTAAATCCTTTTGTAGTTTATCAAATACTCCTTTTAACGAATACACCTGTTTGTCTTTAAGCTTAAGTGCTACATCCCGATTATTCGTGTAATACTTTAGTTCGTTCTTTACGACGTACGGTCCAGAACAAGCCTCAGTCACTGTTAGAGTAGTAATGTCTATCTCTCTCCAGCCTTCTGGGTCTAGTTTGTAAGCCTTGAAGGTCAATGGCTCCAGCTCCAGCTCCTGCTCCCGCTCCAGCTCCCGCTCCTGCTCCTGCTCCCGCTCCAGCTCCCGCTCCTGCTCCTGCTCCAGCTCCCGCTCCTGCTCCAGCTCCAGCTCCAGCTCCTGCTCCAGCTCCAGCTCCTGCTCCCGCTCCTGCTCCTGCTCCAATCCCATCCTGTCATTAAGATGGCCTGATTCATTTTTGCTCCTTTGGAGGGGTATGGCTCCATTCAACAATGTCTACAATAGAACCACGACCAACAATAAGATCGCCTAAGATAGGTTCTACTTCATTGAGCTTACCAGTCTTAAGAGCATCGTAATAGCGTCCAGTATCAGCAACCCAAGAAGCAGAAGAGAATAAAAGCTCATGCTGATAAACTGACTTTAAAATACCGATATAATAGAGTGTCACAGCCCGAACTAAATAGGCCTTCCCTATAGTGTAGGGATGATCTTTGATAGGAGCACATGATCCACAAAACATAGATTTCAATTCTTTTGCTTCACCGATGGTTAGTTCATTAATATTCATATATTCTCCTTTTTAGAATGGGGTAGAATCATCCGCAGGTGGTTCAAAAGCATCCCACAACTCAACAGGAGGAGTAGGTTCTTCTTTATTAAAAGCCTTAGGAGGGCTAAGTTTAGCATCTATTGCTTTAAGCAACTTATAGATCTCAATAATACCTTTTAATACTCTGTCATCGTGTGGCTCTGGCGTGATAGCTTGATAGGATTTCTTCTTCCATTTAAACTGCCATCCATACTTGCCCTTGTTCTCTAGTGGGAGATCATGACTTTTACCTACCTGCCAGTCAGCCTCATTGTAGTCAGCTAGAGGCACAAACCCTGTTACTTTCTTGCCTGTCTCGTCATTTACGCTTACGATCTTAGAGTCACCATATTGACCGCTATGATCCTTTGCTCCGTTAAACTGTGTTATTCTCATGCTCTCACCAAAGCCCTTTCATTTAAATACTTCCATTTTAAAGCATCTAGCTTGCTCCAGTAGTAAAACTTAAGCTGATCTAACGCTCTTAAGAATGCATCTTCACAGCTCTCAAACTGTTTATAAGCAAAGTATTTCAATTCCCCTGTATCCCGCTTTACCTGTAAGATCCCCATGCCACATCTGCCATCTACTAAGCCCATCTCTTTGGCCGCTAAACGATAAGCTCCGAGTTGCATTGCAAACGGCTCTTTTTTATAAACGTTAGAGGTCTTCCAGTCGATGATTACAGGCTCCCCGTTCATTGTACCTATAAAGTCACAGGTCCCAGCAAATCCGTATTTCTTACTTACAAGAGTCTTTTCTAAGTAAAGTGCATTAAGTGCACATTTCGATCTCCACTCTTCAAACGCTCTGTGATGCCCCTTAAACTTCTCAGGAACCTCTACAGTCTCATTTTTCATGGTCGCCTCTACTAAACCATGGAACTGAGTCCCAGCCTCTCCTGCGGCTTTTAAAACCTCAGCTTGCTTCTTTTCTGTGTTACGAATGAAGTATTGTTTTAGTTTAAGGGGGATAGGGGCCCCGGCATCGATAATTGTAGTAACCGATAAACAGCCGGAACCCCCAATTTCTCCGTAAAATCTCCATCCATCTTGATCAGTTAATCTATCCATTGAGCAACTCCGGGTTTTCATAGATATTCCCGATTACTTCCTCGGCCATATCCGGGGACCATTGAGTATCACCATCAACACATGTATTTATTTCTTTAATCCAAAAGTGACCAGGAACAGCAATAACCTCTCCTATAGCCTCATAATGCCTTATTTTAACAATATCTCCTTCATAAATCTCTTTGCCATTCTTGTCTTTGAGACCAGTGTATTGCATTAATTTGAAGCCGTTTCCTGGGCCGTTGTAGTTAGTGCCAAAATCACCATCAGGACAAGATTGATAAAAGTGTATTTTGCCTTCTAAAGTTATTTCATAATTATTAAAATCACTTTTATAAATCATTTCACGGCAATCCCAAATTCTAAACTTAATCTCTCGCATAATCTTCGCCTGTAACATTATCTCGATACGCATCTGCGCAATCCAAGCAGTGCCCTCGGCTATCTACAGTTGTGTAGTTCTTGCATGTTACACAATGGCTTTTAAACGCGTCTAGATAGCACTGAGTGCACTCAAACATTCCATCACATATCTCAGTGTACCTTCGCTGATGCAGATCGCAAAATGGGGCCGTAGGTTGTGAGGACTCAATGATGCAAACAAGCCCGTAAACATCGAGTAAATCATTACGGAGTTTTTTAATCGATTCTTTAATTTTATTGATTTCAGACTTTACATCTATTTGTTGTGAAGGTAAATTTGTCATATTCATATCCCTTTCATGTTCCCACCAAGACCTCCATCTTGGTGGGTTTTTATTTAGATCGTTTGTAAATCTCTAAAAACATAAACACCGCCGTGACACCTGCCATAATGATTAGGTTATTGTTCATCTTCCACCTCACGCTCTAACCATTCCTGGTAATCCTCAGCCCATTGTAATAACTCTTTATCTGTTTGCATGTTATCCCCTTTCTTTAACTACTATACAAACCCACCTATAGTTTGTCAACAGCTATTTAATAATAAATTATTTCTTCCCTCTTGCTCGTGCTTCACGTCTATAAAGTGCCGCCTTTGGGTTTTTCATCTTATCTATAGGCAATCTAGGCCTTCCCCCTTTATTACCGTTTAAACGCGAAACTACAGCCTTCTTAAGGTTCTTTTTAGCGCCTATAGTAGAAAAGTAGAGTGCTGAATAAACTTTGTATTTTTCTTCTTCATTTAAATGAGAAAGAGCTTTTGAAACAGCGGCTTTGATTCGTTCTAAGTATTCATCTGTCATATGCTAGAGTCATCCTTCTGTTTGTTATATCGGATATAAGCTTCTAATAGTTCTATTCTGGTTCTAAACCCAAGATTCTTTATTCTTGCGTCGTCATCTTCAGGTAATAACATCTTATAAAGATCATCTAATGTTTTAACCCCATATTCTATACATATATTTGAGGCTCGCGAAGAAACATTAAGAGAATATATTAATTCTAAATCACTTTGCAGTGCTTGACCGCATGTAGGGCATGGCTTTGACATCCCATAACTATATCTAGACATACCTAGCACGTCAATGGATTTGTAAAGATCAAGGTTATTAAATAAATAAAGCCTTATGTATTAAATAACTTATTTGGATAGACCCCTGTCCTACCCTCTCATCTACCTAAAGGAGTTAAAACTAAAAGCGGAGAAGCTTGTGTGTTCACCGAGGATGAGTATGGGGCTCGGCTAGTCTCTTTGCTTTCCTATACATCATTCAATAAAGGGCTACTTTCCTGCAGGTCGGGGGCCACCTTGCAGCTCACTACCGAAGCCTCCTTCTCGGAATAGCTTCTCGCCTTAAAGGCTCTCTGATTTTGCTTCGCCTTTATCCTTAATGTGGTCCTTAACCTTTTCAGTTAAGTTTAGTAGGGGCGTTAACTAGAGGGGCCCCTAAGATCTCTTTTGCGATTTTCAGTTTGACTTGACTTTTAGAAGTGTTATTCTTTGACTACATCAAGTTCTTTTATCGCAAAAAGAATTTACCATGGGGGAAACCCCTAGGGAAGAAAAAAGATCATCTCCTAACGGATTTGGTCTTTTTTCGTTATATACACCCTTTTCCAATATACAAACCTAGCGCGTTGTGGTAACATAAGGTTATGACATTAGACCAATTTGAGCAGATTATAAAGCCATTGCAGGCTAACTTTTCTAAAGATCCTGATTGGAAAATGATAAAAGAGCAAACAAAAATGTGGCATGAAAGATTCATTGCGTGTTTCCCTACTCGGGATGCCTATTTCTTGGTTAGGGCGATTAACTTTGCTATAGATAACTGTGAACGTTACCCTTCATGGGCGGAGTTTAAAAAACTTGCCGGCGAGATTAAAGAAGTAAAACCATTAATCACCCAAGCAGAGTGTTCTTTCTGTTTTGGTGTAGGCACGGTGGTAGGGATAAAAGACCTGTATCAATGTTGCTTCCGTTGCCCTAAATGTGAAGGGCCAGAAACAAGCAAGTTTATCCCGTTATGGTCATCTTATAAAGAAAAAGATGGCTTTACTTTAAGCAAGATATTTAAAAAAGAAGATATCTTTTTAACTGAAATATGACTCCAGTAGACATCTTTAAATCTTGGATGCAAGAGCTCATGTGTAGACGCTATTTAATAGCACTCAAGGAAGCTCTAGAATCTATACAAAAACTTTTAAATTAAAAACTACATAGTTTTTTACAGTAAGAAAAAGAATTCCCGGCTCTAGTGCATTCAAACATACAGTTTGCATCTTGATACCCTGTGTATCCCATCCACCAGATCGCCATAACTAATAGTGCTTTTTTCATATATTCTCCTTAAGTTAAAATCTCTTTAATCTTCTCAATTGTTTCATCCTGTGGAATAGGGGGCAGTTGAAACCATGCTGCCTCTACTGAGCCTACTCCAGGGATGCTAGACATATAAGCCGAGCGGTATTGCCATACTGTTCCATCATCACACAAAGCTAATATCCCTGTTAATTGAATAATCTTTCTCATCCTCGATACCTCTGAAGTGTTGAATAATAAAATTGTTGTAAGAATAAATACTTTAAATCATAACCGCTCTTAACCATCATCCAAAGCCATAGAGCTCGGCCTGATCTGCCGTTGCCATCGATAAATGGATGGATCATTTCGTAATCGCAATGAGCTTCATAAGCTGGGATGTCTTGTTTTTTAATTCTTTGTAATAGTTTATCTAAGGCAAATAAGCTCTCAGGGGCCCTCATAGCTTCTTTTCCACCTATCCAGACACAATGCTCGGGTTTAGTTCTAAGAAATGCTGACGGTTCGATTTCTTTCACAAATTGCTCTAGGTCAAATAAAGTTATTTCTGTAAGAGCGAGGAAATGAGTTAAGGCTCTAGTATGTGTTTTATGTCTTCCATTTTGCACAATCCCTTCAATCTCATTCGATTCCCGGGCAAACTTAGGTAACCTAGTTTCAATTTTTTCTTTCTGAGTAAGAAAAGTAATAAGCCCAACCATTTTATCTTGTTCATCTTGAAATGTCATATAACCCTCAATGAAATAACTGCCTTCTTAACCGTAAATGCCTCATAAAGCTCCGGATGGAGGTTTTTAAGGCTTCCGGTGTCTAAAGTGGCCCGATCGGTTATAACGCGCGCTACCTTATCGCCATTAATACTTAATTCTTCAAGGCCGCTTGAGTCGAGTAGGTTGTTGATCTGCGATTTAAGGCCATCCTCAAGCTCTTGGAGGTGCTTTATATGTGCTCTGACTGATTTAAGCTCAGAAATTGGGTTAACACCTAGACTTGTGATGCTTGCTGTTTGTTCCATATTCATATCCTTTCCTTTCTTTTTAGAAATTCTTCAACGCAAGTATCTGCTAAATTAAAAACATGATTGATGTCTATATCTAGACAGCCCCCGCCACGGAGTATTTGAAGCAAAAACTCTTTGAAAAGCATATGTTTTGGTGTTGGGTTGTAAAGTGTTGGTTGGACCAATTTTTGTTGTCGAATGTTTTCAAGCTCAATATCCATTTGTTCGTTGGTTAACATAAAGATACCTCAGCAAAATTTGTATTAATTAAATGGATTTTATAGGTTAATGCTTCATTTTCGTTATCAAAATTTCTCATATCATGAATTGAGTTGGCTGAATCAACCACATCAACAAACCATCTTGGTTGTGATGTCGTATAACTTGTTGCGATATTCACTTTCTGCACTCTGATTTCTTTCACTGTTTTTTTCATATTCATATCCCCTTTGGTTTGTGCTGCGTTCATACCTCATTATTGACATAGGCATGCTGGGTTTGTCAATAAGAAAAGATAAGAAAATAAAATATTTTACATAAAATAAAATAAGTGTATAGTTATCCCAATGAAATTAGAGGCTTTTTATAGTTTTGATCAAGTCTCTGAGCCGCTGGACAAATTGGGAAGCTGGGCTCATGTGATGTGGGTAGAGTCAGGCGGTGTTGCATTGTATGAACTAACCGCGACAAGTGAGACTCATCCATCGTTAACAAGAGAAGAGTTTTTAGATGACGCTTATGCATACATAAGGGCTCATCATCCATTTTGCTCGATTCAAATAAAAGGGGTAGATTTACATTAACTGTTATTGTGAAAAAGCGGATAAGCAAAGCCAGATACTCTACATCCTCAAAGTTGAGGCCGGTGGTAGAGAAATGGAAGCTTTTGCATGTTCAAAACAATGTCTTCAAGACTTACTACACAATATCAGGTTAATTAGAGGCAAAAGGCGGCTTTACAAAGCAATGAAGAAAGAAACAAGACTATCAAGAATAAACAAGTTTGCTAAATTATGTACGAAGAGCTTAAAAAAGAATACAAAGAAACCCAAAGAAAAGTCTTTGAAGCCACGGCGCAAAAGAAGAAGTGGTCTAAGTGTCTAGCAGATAACAGAATTCACTTGGCAGAATTAAGAAGAAAGATTAGGATATTTCTCAAGAATATTAAATCATCCTTTCACCAGGAGTAATCTATTAACCCAGTTTATCTAAAAGGCTGGAAAGCTGTCGCCGAAGCAACCGGCTATCATTGGAAAACCCTCCAAGACTGGCATCTCAAAAGAGCCACCCTCCCCCGTATTAAAACACACCCAACATCTCGTAACTCAAGATGGATAACAACATACGCTATGCTCAATGAATGGCTACTTCTCCTTGGTGTAGATCTAACTCATAAAAGCTAATCAATAAAATAAGAAAAAAATCACAGGCTACACCTATACGGTATCGGAGTATTTTTTTACTTGTGTTATCGTGTACTTAACTAATGCCTAATTCAACTAAATTATCTGATTTTGAAGAACGCAACGCAATGCTTGCTCAAACTGTCATGAGACAGATGGAAGAGGCACGTATTGAAGCAGTAGATAAGCTATCTAAGAGTTTGGCTAAGTCAGCAGAAGAGTTGATTAATCTGACTAAATTCAGTGCTGAAGAAGCTGTAGAAGCTCAGTCAGCAAATGTGAGATTAAGTGCAATTAAGCATCATTTAAAATTAGCCGGTTTAGAAGTTGAAAGAAGCGAAGTAAGCCATACAGGTGGTTTAACAATCAGCAGTGAACATGCAGCCAAGGTGCTGGATGCAGCTAGAGACAAGTAGGAGAGAGCCCTCGGGCAATAGAATCCGAACGTATTTACCTGCTGAAGTGCTAGATGCTGCAAGAAGCAGATTGTTAAGCTATTGTTCTTTGACAAACGAATATTATAAAATTCCTAATCATATTAGGAAGATGTCTGATATCTTAGAGCGAGTAGAGCGTGGTGAGCTTAAGAGGGTTATTATCACAATTCCCCCCAGGCATGGTAAATCAATGCTGTGCTCGCACTACTTCCCTGCGTGGTACATGGGGAGAAACCCAGATAAATATTTAATATCGGCGACTTATGGGCAGGATCTAGCGGATGATTTCGGTAGAAAAGTTAGGGATCAATTAAGCGATGAGATGTTTCGATTAATCTTCCCTGAGTCTAAGCTAAGGCATGATTCTAAGGCGGCAGCTAGGTTTGAGACGACAAAAGGTGGGACTTACTTCGGAGTTGGCGCAGGTGGCCCTATTACCGGCCGTGGTGCTCATCTGTTACTTATCGATGACCCTGTTAAGAACCGAGAAGAAGCGGACTCAGAAGCGATGAGAACTAAGCTTTGGGATTGGTATAGGTCGGTTGCTTATACGAGACTAATGCCCCAAGGCGCAGTCGTAATCATCATGACTCGGTGGCATGAGGAAGACTTAATCGGGCAAGTGCTAGCGAACGAGAATGCCTCAGATTGGACGATCTTTAACTTAAAGGCCATAGGAGAGGATAATAAGCCTTTATGGCCAGAGAGCTACAACCTAGACGCTTTAAACGACATCCGTAGAACAGTAGGCGAGTACGATTGGTCCTGTTTGTATCAGCAAGATCCTATCCCACACGAGGGGATTATCTTCAAGCCCGACTGGATGAAGCCAGGATTTGCAGAGAAGAACGAGTACGCGGCTTTCTACGCTGCAGTAGACCCTGCGATCAGTAAAAATGAAACGAGTGATGAAACAGCGATATGTATCGTCGGCCTCAGTTACACCAACCCCGCAACAGTGCACGAATTAGAAACGCTTCATGGTCATTGGACGTTCGATGAACAGATCAAAATGATTCAGGCAGTACATAAGAAATATAACATAGACTTCTTTGGAATAGAGGACGTCGCCTATCAAAAGGCTTTGATACAAGAGTGTCAGAGGCTTTGGATACCGGTGACTCCGCTCAAGGCGAATAGAGATAAAGTGGCAAGAGCAATGAGTGTGTCTCACTTCTTCTCGCAAGGGAAGGTAAGGGTGAACACTCAAGAGACAAGGGCTCAGATGTTAAGTTTTCGAGGGGCAGGAGAGAAGAACGATCTAGCTGATGCGCTCATCCACGCTGTGGGGATGGTAAGAGACTTCTCTGAGATGAGATATTTAAAAGAAGAAAAGGCTGAAAAGCTTACTTCTCACCAGTGGTTTTGGAAGATGGCAACAAAGCAAGAACAGCAGTATGAAAACGGGGTTCAAGAGGAGATTTACGATAAAGCTTACTCAGGCCCCTCAAATCAGGAGTATTTTTAAAATGGGCAGGCCTAAAGGCAGTAAGAACAAAAAATCAGTTGAAGATAGATTTTGGTCCAAAGTTAATAAAACAGAATCTTGTTGGTTATGGACCGGGTCAAAATCAGATTTTGGCCATGGGCAGATAAGGATAGATGGTCGTAATACTGTTGCATCTAGGTATGTATGGGAAATCATGAAAGGGCCTATAACGGATAGGTTATTTGTTCTGCATAAGTGTGACAACCCAACTTGTGTAAGAATTGATCATCTCTTTTTAGGCACTCAAAAGGATAATATCAAAGATATGCATTCAAAAGGTAGAGCCTTTAAGGGAAACTATAAAGGGAAACTAAACCCTGCTTCAAAATTAACTGAAGAAGAAGTTATTAGAATGCGTGAGATGCACCATGAATCAAATCTAAATTATTGTGAATTAGCTAGGTTGTTTAAGGTCCATAACACAACTTCTAGAGCAATAATTAAGCGTGAAAATTGGGCCCACATTTAATTTTTATTAAGGAGAGCACATGGCAATCACAATTAATTCAATAAATCCTCAAAGCTTTGGATCTCAAAGTGGAGTGGAGGGGCAGTTAACCCTAGATAGTTCATATCCTACTGGGGGGTATTCTTTACCCGCCTCTAAGTTTGGCTTATCAAGCCTGAGTGCGGCGTTAGTAACAACCACTGGTGGTTATGATTTAATCTATAACTACAGCACTCAAAAGCTGATGGCTTTCACAGCAGCAGGTGGAGCTGGTGGAACAACTGGGGCGACATCTGCAGGCACACCAGCAGGGATTAATGGAATCTCAGCTGTAACTGGAACAGGTGTAGGGACTGCAAACGGGCAATCCTTATCTGCAGAAATCTCAGGGGTAGGGACAACGGCTGTTGGCCAAGTTATTACAACTACAGACAATCAAACATGTGCTTTGAATCAATTCAGAGGCAAATGGTTGGTTCAGGCAACGGCAACAACCCCTCCTAATTTGATTTTGAGTAACACAGCAGCTGCTGGGGCTCCTGTTTCTTTTACAGTACAGGGTGTGGCTAATACTGATGCAGGTGCTTATGATGTTCTGTCTAATGCAGCTAGTGCGGTTACAGTTTCTTCATTAACAGCAACTGCAGCAGCCCAAGCTTTTGTTGGTACTCCTATGGGGACTCATACTCACACAATTGGAGCCGGTGGTGGCGGGTTATCAGAAGTTTCAAACGGAACAAATCTTTCAACAGTAGTCGGAAACTACATCGTCTTTGGACAATAAAAAGGAGAATTTATGGCATTCGTAACAACACAAACAGGCGCAGTAAAACTAGCTGGGTTTACTCCAGCAATTGAATTGGTTTTTGGTACTTATCTAAGTTCTGCTGGTGATACAGGTGGAATCTTGTCTCCTGGGTATACAAACTCAAGTGGCACGTTGACCGCTGTAACAAACACTGCGGCTTATGGCGATGCATCTGGTTGTACAAAGATGCTTTGCAAGCCAATTCTCACGCCTACTCTTAGTGATGCAACTGCTCCAGGAGCTTCTGGGCCTACATTCAACTCAACTCGTTCACGTGATGAGTCCACCATTGTAACAACTGCTGATACTGGCGGTAATTACATTCTGGTTTGCTTGAACAACGGAGATCAACCGTAACATGCCACGATGTCCGGTATGTTCAGAGTTGAGGGAGCAGATAGGTTGGCTCCGAGAGCAGAATAAGAACTTAGCCGATAGGCTGCTGGCCATTAGTAACCCTAGTGCGCTGGCAGCCTTCAGGCCGGATATAGGTCCGTCTGAGTATTATGGATCGTCTGAGGATGATCAAGTTTTAGGAACGGATGAGTTTGGGCAACAGCAAGCTATAGATAAAACGTTACTTGAGTGAGGTTTAATTGAAAGAGCTATATGAGGACACAAAAGTAGCGGAGGGGTTTATCAAAAAATCCTTCGAGACTGCCCAATCCAATAAGCAAATGCTTATCAGGTTATGGGAGAGGAACGCAGCTTTTGCCAATGGGAATCAAGCTATTATTCCTCAAGCGTCCTCCACAATGCAGTTTGCAGGATCAAACCTATATGCAAGTGACAATCAAGCTCTTCGTTCTAAAGCTTACGTAACCAATGAGATTGAACCTATTATTCGAACTTTAGTCTCGTATGCCACTAGAGCACAGCCTGCGGTAGATGTTTATGCTCCGGAGAAGAATGAAGACGGTGATTCAAGAGCGGCTATTGCTAATAGAATCTTAGATGCAAAGTACTATATAGACAATGAAGTAAACAATTCAAAGACGGCTGCTTTTTATGCGTTTGTTTTTGGGACAGTATTTAGAAAAGATTACTGGGATTCATCGGCTGGCTCAAAGTTTCAAATCCCTGTTTATGACGAACTAGGGAATGAAGTCATCGACCCTATGACTGGGGATGTCCAGACAAGGGAAATGAACTCAGGTGATAGCAAAGTAGCTATTTTGACACCGTTTTCGATTGATTTTGATTGGTCGTATACTGATTTCGATGAGTTGCCATGGATTATGGAGTCATACCTCATGCCTGTTGAGTGGGGTGTGGAGATGTTCAATAAAGAAGAGCCTGGATACACTGGTAAAGGTGAAAAGATATCCGATGGTGATTCGATTGGGTATTCTTTGCAGACTTTAGAAAGATTAAAGTACGCAACTCCGTTTAATTACGGCTCAGGTGGACAGGTTAACTTAAAAGGGAAAGCTCTTTTCCAAGAAGTTTATGTTCAGCCTTCTCAAGATTTACCAAAAGGTCGATTATTAATTCTAGCAAATGGAATTACTGTTTATGATTCATGGAATGGTGGGAATGACTTAGGCTCTCCGTACTACATGCCATATGAAAAAACGATGTGGCACCCCTATTCAATGTTTGTAAATGATTTATATGTTGGTCGAGCTTTAGGTAAGTCTTTAGTTGAGTCTATCTTACCGATTCAGATTCGTTTGAATGAAATAAACGGAGCGATTTTACAGAACGCTAATACTTTAGCAAAAGTAGATATCTTGACCCCCGAGAACTCTCTTAAGCGTGGGGTTCTTAATGGGCAAGGCGCGCAAGTTTATACATTTAAGCCACATCCATCAGGATATAAACCCGAAAAATGGCCTGGTGTTCCCTTACCTCCTCAATTTTTTAATGAGAGAGAAATGTTGATAGAAACTATGGTCCGCATTGCTGGGACTAATATGGTTATGTCCGGGAACCCGCCTAAGGGTGTGACTGCGGCATCAGCTATTGAGCAATTATTAGATAATGCAACCTCTCAAAGAAGTGATTTCATGATTTCTTGGGAGAAGTTCCACGAACAAGGTTTTACTAAAAAGCTTCGCATCATTCGTAACTTCAACAAAGTCCCTAACAAGGACATTATCGATTATTTAAGAATGGTGGCTAAAGACGCTCTCGATATGGATCTCCAATCGTTTGTTGGGGAGGATATCGGGGATGGTTTAAGCGTCAAGATTGAGCCAGGATCGATGATCCCTAGATCTGAGAAGGCTACAAGGGAGTTGTATAAAGAGGCCGCTAAGGATGGATTATTAGGGCCTTTAGCTGAGGATTCTCCTCGTGGGGCTAAGTTAAGAAAAGAATGGTTAGCAAAGTTTGGTGAAAAAGGGTTCGAGGTCGATACTGCAGCAGACATAGATAAAGCTTATGATGAGAATGAGCGAATGATTAAGGGGCTTCCCCCTGTTTTCTGGATCGAGGACGACCACGCCATTCATTTAAGCTGTCATATTTCTAAAATGAAAGAGCCTAAGTTTTATAATCGTTCTTCAGAAGAAGTGAAGGCCGCTTATCTACAGCACATCATGGAGCATAAGCAGGCTCAACAAGCGCAAATAATGCAACAACAGCCAGTTCAGCCTCCTCTTCAGTTAGAAGGGGGAGCACCACCTCCTCAAGTGGAAAATCCTCCACCAGGAGCCGCTTTACCGGCGTAACCGGTAATTTCGGGTGGTCACGTTACGACCAAAGGAGAAGTTATGGAAGGTCAAGAAGGCGTACAAAATACTGAGGGTACAGTAACGGATTCCTCGCCAGAATCTGAAGCACAATCCAATACCCAAGCAACTCAGCCTGAAGTTCAGTCTCAACCTAAGGGGAAGGACTATAACTTTAAGCAACTAAGAGAGAGTGTAAATCGTTTAGAGCAAGAGCGCAAAACGTGGCTAGAAGAGAAGCAAAAGCTACAGGGGGCCGCTCAACTCGATCAGATGTTAAGAACTGATCCTAGAACAGGATTGAAGCAAATAGCTCAAGCCTTAGGGATTGATATCAAGACATTAATCGAAGCTGAAAAAGCAGCTCAAAGCGAAATGCCTCAGATTGATTTCGAGCAGTATGAGCCAAAGACCGCACAGTTACTTAAGTTTTTACACGACCGTGCGGCTAAGGTTGAGCAGCTCGAGCAATGGAAGGAACAGTTTGAGCAGAAGACTGAATTAACACAGAGACAGCAGCAAGAAGCATTTATTGAAAAGAATGTAAGCGTTCTGGAAAATAGATTCCGTGATGACCTTATCAAAGATGGTTTTTTAGATAAGGATGGTAACGGCGATCAAGACGTTGTTGAGCTTATCAGAAGTGCTGTTGTTGAGAAATTAGCTCAGCAAGGTGATCCAAGGCTTGCAACTCTAGAACAATATCAAGCTGCCCGGGCTCAAGTGTTAAAAGGTCTCTCGGCTCATAAAAATACAACATTAAAAAATACGGTTACGAAAGATGTCCCTGCAACTGGGTCAAGGAATGGAGCGGCAACAACTGCAAAGATTCCTGTAACTAGAGAGCAGAGATTAGCTTTCCTAGCTGATATGGCGAAATCAAATCCTAATTGGGGCTTTGATTCGTAAGGAGATTTATGGGTGCCGATAATACTACTACGGCGTTTGCTAACTACAAACGCATTTATGGTGAAGGATCAGATAGTTTTGTAAATCAACAGAACTTGCTTGCTCCTTCTTGGAAGAAATTCAAGCTTTCCCCTTTAAAGCTGTCGCCTCAAGGTACTTACCTTGTTGTGAGCATGACAGGTAATGAAACAGGTGGAGCTATTAACGAAACTCAGGCTTTCCAGGATCCAGGTAATTTCAATCCTCAGAATCCTGTGGTTATGCCTAAGACTAACGTTATCCCTATTGCAATCACTGGTAACTCCATTGAATTGTCAAAGTCTAACGTTCAGGCTTTCGCGGCAACTCAAGATGCTATTATGACCGATGGGCAGAAGCGTTTAGTTTCTGGCATTAATCGTCAAGGATTGAACAAGGGAACTGGTCAATTAAGCTTGGCTAACGGTGCAGGTGTAGCTTCTGCGTCGCTAGTTGTTGATAACGCCCTTCCGTTCCGTCGTAACATGAGACTTGATCTTTGGACTGGTCTTCCTCCTACATTGGGCGGAACTGGGACTAAAGAAGTCTCCGGCGCAACGGTCACAGCTGTTAACTATAACACTTCTACTTTGACCTTGGACACTACTTATACATGGTTAGACAATGACATTATCGTCCTTTACACAGTGCTGGATAACCCTCCAACAGGTGGAAAGGAAATTACTGGTCTTCAAGCGATCTGCGATACGACAACATATTCGACATCGTTTGAAGGCTTGCCAGTCTCAACAAACCCTGAATGGCAAGGTAACGTAATTAATGCTGGTGGCGTTCCAGTGTCTCAGGACCTTTTGCAACAAACCTATAACCGTATTCGTTCTATCGGTGGTGGAAACCCTAACTTCCTTATTTCTAACAACGGTCAGCAAAGAGTGTTCTTGAACTCTGAGCTTCAAAAAGTTCGTTATGAACCAGCTGTTGTTGAAGGGGGCGCGACCGTTCTTAAGTGGATGGATATGGAATGGTTGTACGACAAAGACTACGATATCAGCGAAGTTGGTATGTATGATCTTGAACACATTGAAAAGCTTCAAACACGAGAAATGTTCCTTGCGGACTACTCTGGTAACACAGCTTATCAAGTGGTCGGATATGATCAGATTGGAATGTACTATAAGTATGTGGCCAATCTAGCGACTGATAAGCGTAACGCTCATGGTCGTTTGACTAATCTGACGGAACCTACGTTCTAATGTAATTCCCCTCCCTGGGTAAAACTGGGGAGGGGCCTTTTTGGAGGTTTGTTTGGATAAGGATACGACAAGGCAAGACATCTTAGGGAATAAGTTTGGTGAGAGATATAGCCTCATTCTAACAGATCCTACTTTTGAGCGACGATTGAAGATGTACGATCCTAATTTGAAATTGATGTTTGATCAGTTCACTAAGCGATGGGTGATTTTAGTTTGGCGAGAAGATAACTCCGGCTGGCAAATTCTCATGAGATGTGAGGATGATTTTGGAGAGCCTATGCCTCTTGGGGATCATGTCTTTGAGCATCTTAATTGGATGAGGCGTCGCTGGGAAGAAGCCCGTAAGGACGGAAATAAGTTCTACGATGGGTTAAATGAACAGGCTGATGCTTATAAAGCCAAAATTGATAAGAAAATCGCTGAAGAGAACCAATATAGAATTAGAACAGATTTTGTTCAATGGGACAAAGGATTTAGAGAGCTAAGAAACGAACCAAAGTCGGATGCCACAGCAGGTTATCCAAAAGTTAAACACAAACCGAAAGGACCAGTATGCCGCACTACATAAGCGTCTATAATGCCTCACTTGAGGATTTTAAGACACAATTTAGAAGCCAAGGATTTAGATTTAAAGCTCGCAGCTTAACAAAAGTTCCAGAGGAGTTTGATTACGCTCTTCCTCAATATGAAAAGCACGGGCTAGTAGTGATTAAGCCAGGTGATGATTTAGCAGCTAAGGAAAAAGAAGCTCACATGAATTATTTAGGCTTCTTAATGGAAGTTAGATCTTACATGTACATGTACTTAGATGAGAAGCGACGGAATGGCGTCACAGTTGATACTCCTCATCGCCTAAAACAGATTGAGCAATGGATTGCTGAGCTTAAGGATAAATATAAATCCGATGATAGTTTTGGCCCTATTAAATCCTTTAAAGATGAGCCTGAAATCTCAATTAATTTGTTTGCTGGGGAAATGGTTGAGAAAACAGTTGAAGAAATTGTTTCAGAGAAAAGACGTAGTCGCCCTAAGAGCTTTGCAGAAGTTAACATTAAAGATGAGATTAAAAACTAATGGGATCTACTCTTGGCACAATCAGGGCAAATGTTCGTAGGAATCTGAGCGATCCTAATGCTCAATTCTACACAAATGCAGAACTTAATCAGTATATAGGAGAAGCTTATGCCTATTATTCAATGATTATGCTTGATGAGGGACAAGGGTATTTTGAGACTACAAGAAACTTAGGGTTTACTTCAGGTAATCCTTATATCACAGTGGATGGCTTTACTCCGCCATTTTACAGCATTTCAAAGCTTGAAAGATGGCTAAGTAATGGGAGCTCTCAGCCCATGAAATTGAATGAACGTCGCTTTAAAATTAATACAACAATAGCAGTGGCGACAGGTGACGCGTATATCCCTAATTATAACCAGAGAGGGATGAGCATAGTTATAGAGCCTACTCCTCAATCTACAGAAGCTCCAGCTAGTAGTGGTCAGGTTAATAGTGGGCTACTTCTTTGGTATAATTATATCCCTACTTATCCTGATTCAGGATCCTCGGATTCATTCACTTTTGATACTAATTTCCCAGTTATTTGGGAGCCATTGATTCAATTATATGCGACAATAAGGGCATTGGAAGCAAAAGATGGGATTGGTGGAGTGTCGGACATAGCAACATTTAGAAGCTCTAAAGAGATGTTTGAACAGAAATTTATGGATAGTCTTGAACGAGACGAAACCCCTGAGTCGGTTGATCAAATCGGCATGGATTATTCATGGAACATTTACACTAGTGGGTACTTTTAAGGAGAATTTATGGCAGACGTAACATTATCATCAACAAATTGCAACCCGCCTCTAAACATGCCGGATAGTTTGGATGGTTTAGTCTTAAGTGTTCCTACTAGTGCTTTAGGGAATGCCGATACTTCTTACTTTTATTTCTTACTTGTAGGGGCTGGGTTTAATATCTTTGCACTAGACTTCATTATACTCGCAACAACACTAACCATTGAAGTATCAAACGATCTTCTAAGTGTACCTAACTCTTCTGCTACTTGGTACGACTATACTTCAATACTTACCTCTGGGTCATCCAGCATTACAGCAACAGGGTCCTTAACTGTTCAAGCCCCGTTTATGTGGAGCCGTATCAGAGTAAAAAGAGTTACAACAAACGCTACAAACTCCTTAAGCTTAAGATTAACAAGAGGTCGGGTAAAATAATGGCTAACTACGTCTACCCAAATCCTGGCGGGGGAAATGCGACTTGGACGCCGCAAGGTGTTACTTTTTCAGCAGTAGGTGGAATTCCAGCAGGCACTGATTTAGGGACTACTCCTATCTCGATAGCTGAGACAAATGTAAGAGAGTTTTATCCTTATCTTGGCCCGACTGTTAGCTTGGTTTTAAATCCATCAGAAGGGACAAGAGAAATTGGGACATCTATTGCAACCCCAATTTTAACCCCTACGACAACTCGAAGATCAAATCCTATTACAACTTTAACTCTTTCGAGGTCTGGGACTGGATTAATTTATACCTATCCTTCTCCAGCTCCTGGAGGCGCTACAGAACCGCCTTATACGGACATTTCAGGAGCCGTTAGCTCTAATACGACATATACGGCAACAGTAGGAGACGGAACCTCTACAAGTACAGGGGCGGCAAGCTATTCATTCTTGCCTGGAATTTATCATGGAGTAGCGAACTCGGTTATTAACACCGGTGCGGGGATTATTGCTTCCTTTGGAAGCTCTGTTGTTTTAGCTTCTAGCCGGGCTGTTACTTATACTTTTGACGCATCTGTTGGCGGGGGAAGCAATTATTTATATATTTCTTACCCAACATCGTTTGGAACTCCATCTTCAACAATCTTTAACGGGTTTACGTTTACAGATTATACAACGACGACAGTGTCTCTGACTAATGCGTCAGGGTATACACAAAACTATTATATTTTACGAACAAACCCCACTTATAGCGGGGCATCTATCACTTGGCAGATTTTATAAGGGAAACTTATGAGCGTAGTCCCTGGAATAGTATTAGGTGGTGCAGCGGTCCCAACAGATAGTGCGGATACTTATCCTGTTACTGATCCTCAGTGGGGGCTAGGAGGACTGCGCACTGTTGCGACGACTGCCGATAGAAATGCCACTCCTGTCCCAAGATTACAAAGAGGGATGTTTGTTCATTGTACGGCAACAGGGATAACTTATAGATTAAAGGATACTTGGCCAGGTGGCGTTTTATCTGTTGATGCAGACTGGGAAGTCGCGGTGGGTGTTGGTGGCGGGGTTACAGGCGCAGGTGCTGCAGAATGCGTGACTATCTGGCAAAACCCAACAACACTTTCAGCAAACGTTTTCTTCAAGAGATATAATTCTACCTCAATAGTAGCCAATAGCGTTGGGTTTACCTCGATGACTTTAGGAACAGTTATTGAGAGATATATAGACCCGGCAGGGAATAACTCAAATACAGGTACATCTTCCGGGCCGGCAAATGCTTGGTTAACCACAGCTTACGCTATTAGCCAATGCCAGCAAATGGGTCCAGGGAAGTATAGAATTAATGTAGCAGCTGGATCTTATAATAACTCTACTATTGATATTCATCCATCTATTAATGCGACAGCAGAAAGCTCTGGCACAGAAACTGTTATTGAGATTTTGGGGGATGAAGTAACTCCTTCAAACTGTATTCTTAAAAACACATCAACAAACATTCTTTATCATAGCGCACCTGGCGTTTCAGTAAGATTTGCTGGGATTAAGTTTGCCGGAGGAGGATCCAACTCTGCAATCTTACAAACAGCTGGGACTATCTATTTAAAAAATGTAGAAGCCCAAGATTACGGCGTTTTTCTAAATTCAACAGGCCCAACAAACTTAGTTATAGAAGCTCCTGTAGTTTTAACAGATACTTCTGTTGGCTTTAGAACGTACGGGTGGAATCAAATATATGTTAATTCAAACGTAACGCTAGCTCCTCCAAACCCGCTAGCTCAAGATCCAGTTCTTTTTAATACATTTAATACATATTTAAGCTTTGGCACTGGCATTACTGCATGGCAGCAGGCTCGCCCAGGGTTACATATTATAACCTCTAATGGGTATTTGATTGATGGCGTTAGCACAGTAGTCTCGTGTTTAAACTTCCTCACATTAAGAGCCGATGAATGTATGGGGTTGTGGAGATTAGATAAGAAAAGTGTATTAACCACAAGCACTCCAAATACATTCTGGGTGACATCAGCTCAGAACTATTTTGAACTATACAATGGGTCTATTTTTAATGACGCTTCTGGGAATACATGGCTAGCTGATTCTCTTGCTCCTGGTGGAGTGCAGCTAGGGACAGCCTCTCATTTTAGTTCAGATGTTATTTTAGCTACAGGGACACCACCTATTACTTTCTTGCAGGATTATATGGTGGCGTATGTTCAATATCCTACGGATCCTAATTTTACCCGATATGCTTTAGACAATAGATACACAGAAAAGTATGGATTTACGACTTTCGGAGAGCAAGCCCAAGGGATAACAACAAATTGTTTAACCCCTGCAGGGTACTCAAGTGATCCATATTATTTCTATATAGCTCAATCAGATGCTGTTGTTACAAGCATGACTGTTGAGAACAGAATTGCTCCAGGGGTCTTATTAGCAGACACGTATTATTTATACGTTAATGGTGTAGCCTCTTCTCTAAGCGTTAGTTTAACTACAGGAACAAGTGCCATATCTACCGGATCTGTCTCGTTGGTAGCAGGAGATGTTTTAGATTTTAGAGTGTCAACAAGTGCGTTTTCTCTAGCTCAAGATATCACAATCCAAATTACTTTGAAGGTTTTGGGGGCATAATGAGTACTATTTATAAGATGAACAATTCGTACCAAAACATACAAAGCATAACCTTAACAAATGGGGTTAATTTAAATACCGGCCTTTTATATGCTTCTGGGACTATTGATGGGCTAGTTGTTACTAATACAACGATAACAACTGTCCCGATTACAGTATCAGGCGCATGGTACATTACAGATATCATTTTCGACTTCATCTCAACAACAGGTCTGACTGGGACAATGGTTGCAAGCATAGGAACAAACGCAGCAACTTATAATAATATCATGCCATCAACGACATTCACTGGGTGGAATCAAACTACAGATCAATATCGCTATCAAGTAAGTGGAGTAGCACATAAGTGCTTCTCTAGTGATGTGATAAAAATAGACATTACAACAGCGTTTGGTGGTGGGGGATCTGTTTTGTTTAATGTCTATTTGATTGGGCAGAATATTTAAAAGGGGTTCAAATGGCTAATTATATTTATCCAAATTTAAATAGTAGTAGTGGTCCTTTTCAGGAGGAAATCCTTTCACAAACTGAAGGGATAGACTTCGCTACAATAGGAGATACCGCCATTTACACTCCAGATACAGGTACTTCTGCAATAGTAACTAAGGCTATTATTTTTATAGATGATGCCGTAGGGATTGGGGGAACGATGGACGCAGGAATAGGCTTTAATGTAACTGTAGATAATATTATTCCTACTAAAACATTAACAGGATTTTCTGATAACAACCAAAACATTTTCATCATGCTTAACCAAGACAACACTTATATTGCAGGCGGTGGAGACGTGGTTAGCTTTAGAGTTGGTTCTGCTTTTACGGGTGTTGTTACGGGGTCGGTAGTTTTATTTGGCATTGTAGCTAGCGATTAAAAACTAGGAGCATTTATATATTTATGGGATTACCTTTAGAGACACAAAGCTACTATAACAACGGAGGAGGGTTAAACCTTAAGTATTCTGCTACTAAGGTCCCTGAAAACGAATCCTCTCTTTGTTTAAATATCGACTATACAGTAGATGGGGCGTTTGCGACTCGTTACGGCTCAACTATTATGAATGTAGCGGGGACACCCCCTATCCCTGTTCAAATGGCAGGGGCTCCAAAAACTTTACTTATTGAACAGTATAAAAGCTCAACTGGAACTGAAGTTAACATTGTAGCAGCAGGGACTACGTTAAAAACAGGTTTAGTTACCCCTACAAACGCAGTCACAGGTATTTCAGGGCTTCTCCCTTATCCAGATATGCAATTCTTTGTCACAAATGACGGAGAATACATGATTTGGGGAAATGGTGTAGATACAAATCTAAAGTTTAATGGAACGACTTGGACTAACCTTAGTCTCCCCCGACCAACAGCACCTACTTTTGCAGCAGACGGGGTAGGTGTATTACCAGCTGGGACGTATGATTATTATGTTAGTTTTGTAAGAACAGTTGCCGGTGTGATTGTTCAAGAAAGTGAACTTTCCCCTATAGCTCAACATACAATTGCAGGCCCATTTTCAATCAATCTTGTTGTACCTGTTTGTACAGAAACACTTTTACCTGGGGTGACTGCTCAATGTAACGGACGAGTCGTTTATCGTAAGAATAATACAACCGGTGTAGTGTATAGAATTACACCAGGCGTAACAATAGCAGACAACGTTACGACAGCTTATAACGATAACACAACGGATGCTAATCTATCCACAGTAGAAGCTGATTTTGACATAGAAGCCGCCCCGAAAAGTAAAGTGTTTGAAGAGAATTTTCAGCAAATGGTGTATGTAGATTCAGCTAGCTCTACAGATTACCTTGTCTCTGTACCAAATCTTCCTTGGAATGTTCGCCCAAGCTCCAGAACCATTTTAGATGGCCCTATTCAATGCATGAAAAGAGTATTTTCTACTCTTATTCTAGGTACAGATAGGTCGATATGGGTAATTAACGGGGATCCTTTAACTGCAGACCCTCGCCGAGTAAGTTCAGCTGTAGGGATCTTAAATAATCGCTGCGCTGTATCGCAGGATACTGGTATTTTGTATATTTTGACGACTAATCGTAAGATTTATTCTCTAACAGCAACTGATTTTTCTCAAAATGAGATAAGATTTACAGACCCTCTTTCTCTTAAGATAGACCCTTTAATGGTTCAGATCTATCCTACAGATCCAGAGATCCCTTGCATGGAATCTTATACCACTCCTAACGTTAATAAAGTAGTTCTTTCCTGTCCAATAGGACAGTCTACTAATAATCGTTTGATCATTTATAATGAATCTCAAGCCATTATTAATGGGAGCCCTTGTTGGCAAGTTTATGATAACACATTTGCCTCAGCGTTAAGTCAGTTAACAATAGGTGGGATACAAAACCTATATTCTGGAGATTATAATGGTTTTTTGTGGAAGTTAGATGATTCATCTACATACGGCGATGGTTCAGAAGAAAATGGAACTGTAACAGCAGCTACGACAACCACGATAACAGATTCAAGTCAAACTTGGGTAGTGAATGAACATGTAGGTAAAGTGGTAAGGGTTATTTCTGGCCCTGGAGTTGACCAAGCAGGAACGATTACCTCAAATACAGCAACGCAAGTTACTTTTACGCCTGCTTTCTCAGTAACTCCAACAACCGCGAGCACGTTTACTGTTGGGGGGTATGATGTTTATCACTATTCTAATTGGAAATATGTTCTTTCTTCTTATGATTTCTTAAAACAGCTTTGGTTTTTGTGGATCAACGCCAATGCTTCAGGGGATTATACAATTACAATGATTACGCAGTTTGATTTTGACCAGACGACAACCGGGCAGAATGAAACTAACGTAAATTTAAGAGCTGGAAACGCGATTTGGGGCGCATTTATTTGGGGTGCTGCGATTTGGGGGTCTCAAGAAGTGTTTGAAGATAGATTCCGTCAATTCGCTCGTTTCAGAGCGATGAGAGTGGCGTTTCAAAACAGAAAAGCTGGCCAGCCATTCCAGATTAATGGGTTTGCTATTAGTTCACAAGATAAGAAGCTATTCTTTAGGAGTGAATCATGAGCTACCGAGTAGGATACTGCCCTCAGACTGGTGAAAAGATCATGGTCCGTGATGTTGATGGAAGATGGAATTCTAGGCGCAAGAATTATAGAAAAGCTGTTTTAACTATGGCCAATGGGCAGAGAATCCCAATCCCTTTAAGTGAAACAGCCATTAACTCCCCAAATTTAACAACTATTATTAATTCAATTACAGACGCCAATTCAGAAGCTGGTTCTAAAGTGATATTGGACCACATTAAGCAATTGGGCGTCCCTGTAAGCATTGAAGAGAAAGGTAGGAAATAATGGCAACTCTTCCAGTCATACTTCTAAACGGAACAACAGCAGATGCAAACGATGTCATGAGTGATTTTAATGAAATCTACTCTAACATTGATGAGACGAATATCGCTGTAGCTAATAAAACAGGGTCAGGAAGAATTGTTCTTCAGACATCACCTACAATTAATACTCCAACACTTACTTCCCCTACAGTTAGCGGGACTATATCAGGAGCTTTTAACTTTTCATCCAATATAACTTTCAGTGCAGGAATTACTCTCCCCACAACTCAAAGAGTTAATTTAAATGTTGGGGGAACAACTTATATTACTGAGTCAGCGGCTAATCAAATTAGCTTATATACCGGGGGTACGGAGAGGTTAAGATTAAATAATGGTAGCAATTATACAGAAGTAAGAACTGGTAGTTTTATTATTCAGGCAGCAAGTAATTTTTATTTAGATGGTGGTGCAAATACTTATATATCAATGGCTTCTCCTGGCGAGATTGGATTGTTTACAGGTGGTGGTGGGGCGAGATTTACTGTTTCAAATACAGTCGCCGCTGTTGATTCTACAATAAATTTTCAAATAGCTTCTACTAGAAGAATGTATTTCGATGGGGGTTCTTCAGTATGGATGGATTCCCCCTCAGCTAACGTAATGAGGTTTGTCACTAACAGCACTGAAGCTGCAAGATTTGATGCATCAGGGAACACTCTTTTATCAGGTTCATTAGTTGTTAACACAGGTCAATCAATAGGAGTAGATGGCGTTGGTGGTAATGATTATATTATTGGTTCAGCCGCTAACCAAATCAGTATTTATACAGGTGGAACAGAGCGTTTAAGATTAAATAACGGCTCTAATTATACAGAGATAAGATCCGGATCCTTAATAATCCAATCAGGGGCTAACTTTTTCTTAGATGGTGGCACAAACGATTATTGGACTAACTCAGCTAATGGTCAAAACGATCTTTATGCTGCAGGTTCTTTAGTTCTAAGAACTGCTAGTTCTGGCCCTATTCAGTTCTTTAATGGGATTAACCTTACTAATCCAGTAACCCCAGCAGCTAATATTATATACAGTTTAAGTGGAGCTAGGTGTTTATTATCATTTGATATGAATACAGCTACGACATTATCCCAATTTAATATAACAACTGCGACTAGGACTGCATTAGGCCAAGTTACAATAACGTGGAATACAGATTTCGCATCTGCCACAGATTATGTTGTTCTTGCTACCGCACAAGATGCAGGTGGAGCTAATCATATTTGTACAATTACACAAAAAACAACATTCGGTGCAATAATATTAGTTAGAAATGATGCCGGCGCACTAGTAGACAGCATAGTCAATGTCGTAGCTTTTGGGGCACAATAGGAGATTTATGAAGATCGAGCTAACAGAACAAGAAGGTAACACTCTACTCGTCATGATTGACGAAGCGGTTAAAGCAAAAGGTTTAGTTTATGCTGAAGCTGCGGTACACTTTAAGAGAAAGATAGAACAATCTTTTAAAGAATCAAAAGAAGTCAAAGAAATTAAAGAATAATCGGAGGCTGTATGGGATTTTTTGGGAGTTTATTTGGTGGTGGCGGGCCTAAAGCTTATCAAGACCCTAATATAAAGGAAGAGCAGGAAGCTGCCATTTCTGGAATTAGGAACCAGCTAGGGGCAAAAAAAAGAACTAACCCGGCTTATAGTCAGGCCATGCAGCAATATAACGCGCAATTAGCTTCTTATAATCAAGCTGCTAGCAACCCAGCTTTAGGTGGAAGAGCTAACTCACAAGGAGGGGCAAGACAATATCTACAAGCTCCTCAGATGCCAACAAACATCCCACAATACACCTATGATTATAGCGATGTAAATAAGCCAATCTACGGGTCTTTCGGCTCTTCTGGTTCTACTTCTCAGCCGCGTGCTGCTACTGGTGCGGGAAGATTGGTGCAAAGCACAAGAGGCGCTGCTGATACTTTAAGAGGCAAAGGTAAAACCCAGAGCGATATTTATAATGTAGGGCAGCAAAGTTATGACTTCTCACCGATTAATCAGGCTTTAAGACAATATCAAAATCCACAAGATTTAACCGAAACCTATTCAAGCGGTTATAATCCTGAAGCATATAAGGAAACCTATACTAGTGGGTATAATCCTACTAAATATAACCCATATCAGTTTAATTTTAAGGATCTTCCAGAGCAGTATTATCAAACCGCTTACCAAATGGGAGCAAAAGATATTAATCGCAAAGGACAAGAGAATCTTACGGCTCTCGCTGAAAAAGCAGGTGTTAGACGCCCTGGAATGCTTTTCAAGGCAGGAGAACAAGCCCAAAGAGCAACAGACGAACAACTGGCTTCTTTACGCAATCCTCTTTTACTTGAGCAAATGCAGCAGAGTAACCAGAACGCAATTGAGCAACAAAGGGCTCAAGCTGCTGAGAATCAGTTCGCTGGTCAATTCGGTGAAGGACAGGCTCAGTTTGGTGCTGGAGAGGGTTTTAGACGCTATCAATCCCTTTCTGATCTTGAAAGAGCTAGGAATGAACAGGCTCTTCAAAGGGCTGCGGAAGATTATAAAGGATTTCAATCTAGAAGTGATCTTGAGAAAGCTAATATTGATAACCGATTTAGAAATGCTCAAGCCCTTGAGTCTGGTGGCCAAAATAGAATTGTTACTCAATCTAACGTTCTTCAGCAAGAAAGAGATCAACAAAACACAAATCTACAATATCTACTTAGTTTGTTGCAAAACTCAGCTGGAGCTCAAAATCAAGCTGCTCAGATTGGTAGTCAAAAGCGTGGGCAGACATTAGATTTCTTAGGTAAAGCTGCAGGAGCTGCGGCCATGTTCTGCTTGCCTAGACATACTAGAGTAGAAACAGATGATGGCTCTATGACTATATCCGATATTCATGTTGGTGATAAAGTTAAGGGCGGAACAGTTATAGCAATATCAAGAAAAGCCCGACCTGAAGGCCATGTGTTTACAGAGCATGTCTTTAAAACAGGTAAAGTAATCATGACAGACGGACACCCCTACTTTGACGAATTGATTGAAAAGAATCCGTCTGAACAAGACAGTGATGCAACGTATGACATTTTAACTGATTCCGGATATTATTATGTAAACGGAGTTAAACTAGGTTCTACGATTAAGGGATAATTATGCCTCCAGCAAGCTATTCATATTTTCAATCTTGGCAGAATGAACCAAGAGGAAGACTGTTTAAGGGCCGTAAGGCTGAAAATGCAGCCCTTACGCGTAAAGCTAGTCTATTCTCCCCTAATAACGATCAGGATGTGTCAGGGAGGTCTGTAGACTATGGCAGTAATGATTTGCGACTAGACCCTTCTTTAAAGGCTGAGAATATTCAAATAGCTCCAGACCTTAAGAATAATCAGCCAATAGAGGCTCGCCCTGATGAAGACCTTAAGCCTAAAGGATTTGGTGGGTTGTTTGGTGGACAGGGAGCTAAAGAGCCTGGGATAATTTCAAAAATATTACAAGTCGGATTACCTGCATTAACTGGGTTAGCTGGAGGAGTAGGGATACTTCCAGGCTTGCTAACAGGATACGCTGGGATGAAAGCTGGAGAATACAAGAGACAAGATGATGCTTTGGATAGGCAGTTAAAGCAAGACGCTCTAAATAAGCCTTCTGAAACAGAAAGATTGTTTCAAAACTATAAAGGCATGTCAGATGAAGACAGGGCCTTATATGGCCAATTTCAATCTTTAAGACAGCCAACAGGCTTAACTCCGTATCAAGCGGCGATGTTAGAACGTGGGGATAGAAATGAAGCTGCTAAGGGAGAAAAAGAAACAAAGTCAACTGAGACTGGGCTACGAAAAGAATTTATATCCAACCCTATTTTTAAGAATTACCAAACTGCAAAAGTTGGAATGGAAAAGATGGAAAATTCCATGAAAAATACAGAGAAAACTGGGTTTGATGACATGGCTCTTATTTTTAATTATATGCACGTATTAGATCCCCAGTCTGTAGTCAGAGAAGGCGAATTTAAAACCGCTGAAAATAATGCCAGTGCTCTTGAGAAAATGGGTATTGCTCTTAATAAAATACAAACAGGAGAAAGGCTTACCCCAGCTCAAAGAGCTAATTTGTTAAATTCAGCTAGGGGGCAATATAATGCGCAAAGATCAAATTTTGATTCTTGGGGGAAAGAATACCAATCTTTAGCTAAAGAGTCCGGAGTAACGGCAAAAAAAGTAGTTAAGGGATGGTCTCCTCTGCCTGAAAGGGTTTCTCCATTTTATGGTAAAACTAAAGATATAAATGAATCTAATATGGATGAAGGTTCAAGGGCGGCATTAGATTGGTTGTATGAAAACCCTAATGATCCAGATGCTCCAGCAGTAATTAATATCTTAAAAAGGAAGGCAATCTTAAGGTAAAATATGCCATTTGATCCTAAAAAATTCATAGAAGGTCAAAAACAATCAAGAGGCCTTTACAAGAACCAGGCTGTTGAAGAAGAGTATGGCAAAGTAAATCCATATTTAAGAAATACATATGATTCTATTCTTTCTAATCCAGTTGTTACTTCTGGTTATAGGAGCCCAGAGGAGAACCAAAGGGTTGGAGGTGTTGCTACCTCTAAGCACATGACAGGGGATGCTGTAGACTTTAAAAAGGGATCCGTTTCAGAAGAAGAAAAGCAAAGATTAAGAGCTAGTGGCATAAAGGTATTAGACGAGCCTGATCATGTGCATACAGAAGGCACCCCACCTGCATTTGATATAAAGTCATTTATTAATGAAAACACATCTTCAGAGCCTATAGGGCCTGTATATACTCCGCCTCAAATACAGCAGGAAGAGACAGGCTCTCTTGATGTTGTTGCGGACAAGCTGGGGCTAAATGAATACCAAGCTTCTCCACTGTCAATGATAGACAGGCTTAAGACCTCTTTTGGTAACCCAGAGGGGATTCAAGAATACTTAAGATCCAAGGGATATTCGGAAGAGGATATTCAGAGCTCAAGACCGGACACGAATAAAGGATTATTTGCTCTTACCCCTCCTGCTTTAGCCGGTAGGATTTCTAAAGGCCAAGGGCCAAATGTAGGTGCAATGGCAACAACTGTTCGTGATATCCCAGGGGCTATAGCGGATATCCCAGCAACAGTTTTAAACATGGTTCCTTTTGGTGGTACTAAAGCAAAGCAAGGTATTGGCGAAATGCTAGGTACTTATAAAGACCAAGGACAGGGATACTTTAATGATGAGGTTGTACAAAATGCCTTAATAGATTTAGCGACATTAGGAATGCCCGCTGCTGGTAAGGCACTTACGGGATTGGAAACTAAAGCGGCGCAAGCGTTAGGTACAGCCCCCGAGAAGATGTACGCCAGAAATGCTGCGATCCCTGAGTTATTAGATAGAACAGAGAAAGAGATTGTTACAGGGGGAACTCCTCGGGGCATAGAGAAGATTCAAAGCCTTTTAAGAAAAGATTACCCTACTGGTAAAGAATCGTTATTAAAAGCAGCATCAGCAGATAAAGCGATTATAGGTGCAGAAAAGGGGGCTAGGCTTGCTCAAATAGGAGATATCCCTACAGAGCCATTGATTAATGAATCTGCTTATATAGCAGCTAATAAGTTGCCTATTGGGAAAAAAGAAACTGGCAGAAGAGAAATAAAGAAGATGATGTCAGAGCTTCTTCCCCCACAGTTTACTATGCTCGAGGGCGGAAAAACCATAAAAGGCCCCCAGGCTAAAACTATTCCAGCTTCAATTCTAGAAAGAGAAAAAAGTTTACTAGATAAAACCCATGCATCAGATGCGGAAGCAAAGATTGCTAGAAATGAAATGGCAGATTTATTTAGAAATACGGTCAGAACAGCCGATGAGCCTCTGGCATATCAAACAGGAAGAAGCATTAAAGACATTAATACCGAATACCATCCGTTGTCTCTTTTAACTGAAAATCTCACAGATCAAATCAATAAAAGCACGCAAGGAGGGGCAAAGGCTACGAACTTTAAACAGCTTTTTAGCAATCTGGTTCTTCCTGCTCGGGAGAGAATTGGCCGCAGAGTAGGACAATCTCTTTTTAACTATAAAGATGTGAATAGTGCTGTTGACCCAATGAGTTTTAGTGAAGCGGCAAGTGATGTTATCCCTGCATATCTAACAAAAGATATTATTCTACAGTATTTAAACCAATTAAAAAGATAGAGGACATATATGAAAAAAGAAGATAGAATGAAAGCTCTTATGGATAAAGGTCAATTCACTCAAAGTGGAATGGGTAATTCATACATGAACGATGCCTCAGAAGAGGAAATGGAGCAATGCCCTCATTGCGGTCAAGACATGAATAATGATTTAGTTTCAGCGATGAAGTCTCAAGAAGAGATGGAATCACCTGAAGATGAAGCTTCTGAGAGCCCTGAATATCAAGCCATGGAAGATAAATTAGGGATTGAAAAACATAGGCTTTTTAAGAAGCCTGCTTTAGCCATTGAAATTAGCATGGGTAAGAAGAAATGAAGAATAATGACCCCATGACAATTATCATGGAAATGATCTCAGACATGAATGAGAGACAATCAGGTCATGCTCAAGAGTTTAGAAACAACTTTAAAGAAATAAGAGATCTAGCTAAAAAAGATAAAGAAGAATTAATTGATAGAATCAATGAGGTTGAAAAATATCTAACTGATAAAAACCATAAGACAGAATTAAAAATGTCTGGTATTTCTGCTACTGTAGCGATTATAATGACAGGTATAGTTGAGTTTATTAAATCTAGTTTAAAATAATGGAACTACATACCCTACAGGTAGAGTTTGTTAAAAGTATCATTAAACTGCTCACAATGGCGTTTAATCATGGTTATGAGATCACCCTAGGTGAGGCCTATCGTACTCCAGAACAGGCCGCCTGGAACGCAGCAAACGGTAAAGGCATAAAGAACTCTCTTCACTGTAAAAGATTGGCTATCGACCTAAATCTATTCAAAGACGGTAAGTTTCTCACAGCTTCTGAGGATTATAAACCTTTAGGGGTATTCTGGGAAAGTTTATCCACACAAGGGATAGAGTATTGTTGGGGAGGTAGGTTTAGTGATGGGAACCATTTTAGTATAGCTTTTGGAGGTGCAAAGTGAGCGGGAAAAAAACATATTTAACTGTGGGGATAATGATCGCTGCGGTAATAGCCAATCAGCTTGGGTATTTAGAAGATAAGGGCCTAGCTTTAATCCTTCAAATAGGAGGAATATCAAGTGCAGCGTTTATTAGATCAGCTATCCAAAAAGGCAAATGAAACTATCCGCTCTTACGGTGCGGTTATTCTCTCATCTCTGGCGATTTTTATTAAAAAACAGGCGAAGATCTTTCTTCGAAACAAAAAAATAGTAGAGATAGAGAGGGATTATGAAAAGAATAAGTCTAATCTTGATGCTTCTGACAGCCTGCGTAAAGATAAACCCTAAGTACACAGACACTACAAAAAACTTGCTACAAAAGTTCAATGATCAAACTATTACTAGGAACGACCTAGAGTTAAACGAGAATGAAATCTTAGACCTCTTAAGAGACTTAGGATTAAAGTATTTAGAAGAGGACAAGGATTAACCCTAAGAAAGCTATGGAAGCCCAGAATAGAGGGTAAGAGCGTTTACACTTATAATACTCTGTCTGCACGAAATATTGATCAACTTTTAGTATCATATTAATACTCCAATCCTAATCCTTGAATCATTATAGAAAACCAAATCTCTCTTACTTCTTCAGGAGAGTCTTCAGGATACAATATAAACGCTCCTTCATCGTGGCGTAAGTGATGAGGCCATAGATCCACTACATTGACCTTATGCACTTCATTCAAATACTCTCTACTCTTCTGATATCGGTCATAAAGAGCTGTTGTGTGATGCTCCCATCTAATGACTTCACGATCATCTGAACCAGCATAAATCAGCTCTAAGACCTTAAGCGTGTCATGATGCTCTTGAAGTAGGAGTTCTTTAGGAAGTACGTTAACGGGCACTGGGTGGAAGATTCTCACGATATTTTCTCCAATGCTTCACGCGCTATTGTCCCTTCATCGTCGGTTATCGGATCAGAATCTTCTAAAGGAATGCTCTCATAGATTTCATCCTCTTCACTCCATCTCATCAAATATGTTTTTTCATCAGCATAAAACTCAAGAGCCTCCTTAGCCACTTCTAGCTTGGCATTTAATATTATCTTGAGTTCAATGTCTTTCTGCCATCTCTTCAAAGCATCTGCATATTCTCTCTCAAGCTGAAAGTAATCAAATGATGTTGGATTGTTCACGATATTTTCTCCAGGGCTTGACGTGCTATTTTACCAGGATCATCGAGCTCGAATTTAGCGCCAAGTTTTATCCATTCATTAATATTGCCATACCAACCAATGCGACCCCCATTAAATGATAACTCTCCATGAGAGTAACTCTCCAACGCCTTCTTAGCCACTTCCACCCTATCGCAGAGGTCACTGATAAGTTGAGGGGATTCATTTATTAATTTATTTATAGGGTCGTTAGGTGCATAAGAATTGTATAATACCACAGGAAGCCTCCTCCCTTCTTTGGCATCAATAGTCCCAGCCTCCAAAATGTCGCGGATTTCTTGGATGGATTTCATTTCTTTGATTGATTTCATTCCCTAGCCCCACATTTATTGCATGAAAAACCTCCCCTATCTAAGCTTGGGAAATCACGAAAAGTAATAGCGTATTGTCCCCAATCATGCTCACACTCTTTCACCCATTCAGCTTTGAAACCTTTGGCGAGGAGGGCTTTGGCTAAGCCTATATTCCAACTCCTTGAGCCTGCCTCTTCAATTGTCTCGATATCATATTTGTTAATAAAATTAGTCACCATCTCCTCATCACTTGGCCCTTTGATTTCTTCGAACCAGTCTTTAAATGAATCAGGACACATTGAGGCGGCCTCTTTAGGGGAAAAGCTAATGGAAATAATATCCATCGTATGTACTTCTCCCTTTTTAAAGCACAAAAGATCCTTCAAAAGTTTATATTTCTTCATGACTGGCCTCGTGCTCTGATTGCTTTTGCCACATCTTCCCCAACATAATTATCAAATCCTGTTTCATCATCCCATCTATTCCCAAAAGAAGACGCAATTTTAGCACACGCCTCCCGCTCTTCTTCAGCCACTTCACGGAAGGATTTCTCAAGATCAGTTACTCTTTCTTCATATCCACAATTGCATTTATCCCCAGCATCATCATTGGCACATCCATCAGTAGACAAGGGACAACTATACCAAGGATCATCACAGTGGTAATGATGAACAAGCTTCTCAGCTCTCTCACGATGTGTCATTTCTCCTCCGATGTTATTGAAAACCCAGCAACACCTGATAGCCATAAAGCCATTTTAGTATTATCTGCCTTCAACCTCTCAATCTCTTTGTCTTGGGCTTCGATGATTTTTATAAATGTGCCAATCCTATTGGCTAAATTCCTGTTACAAGATTCAACTATAGTCTCATTATGATTTTCGGATTCTCTTAAACTAAGAAGACTATTGCTTACCTCAATAAATGCTTTGGTTTCTGGCATCATATTAATGACTCCTCATCAGGCATGCCGCATCCTTGGCCAATAGGGATTACTTTCGAAAAAAGAGGCGTTAATACTTTATCAGCATTAAAATTAAACATTAGATGCCTAGAAGGGTTTCTGATAAGTCCGCACCAAGTGCGACCATCTTCAAATTCAAGAGCAGGGCACGGAAGAGGAGCTCCCGGAAAGTATCTTTCTGCTTCTTCACACAATTCTAATCGACAACATAACCCGCATCCGTTACATGGATCTTTAAACTTAGGTTTATCCATTCCCAGATACCTCCACCAGCTTCACCTTGACGATTTTCCAGCCATGATCTTTTAAATCTTCCCATATTAATCTATTAGATACGATTGCAGATCTCTTTGTTTTATATAAAGTAGCGTCTATTGTTCCCTTAGCACTCTTCGCCACCCAATACGTCTTCTCTTTAGGCTTTTTCATAATTATCCACAATGTAGTAAGAGTTGGCCGTTCCTCTCATGTTCTCTAAAGCATACGATGGCATTCTTACTCTTGTTTTTGTTATATCTATTTCCCCAGTGAACGGGTTGAAGAATCTTTCTATATGAATAGCATTCACCATCTTACTGTTAGATCGCTTAAGAACCTCTTCTTCCGTTACATCTTCTCCTCGCCATTGATAATAGTGCATATCATTTCTCCCCAAACAGTTCTTTACACAAAACCACTTCATTAACTGAGCTTGCAAATAGCGGGCCCAGGGATATTTAAATTCTAACCATCCCCATCCCCATACCCACCCCCATACCCATCCCCATACCCATACCCATCCCCAGCCCCAGACCCATTCCCATACCCATACCCATCCCCAGCCCCATCCCCATACCCATACCCATCCCCAGCCCCAGACCCATTCCCATACCCATACCCATCCCCAGCCCCATACCCATCCCCAGCCCCATACCCATACCCATCCCCAGACCCATTCCCATACCCATTCCCATACCCATCCCCAGCCCCAGACCCATCCCCATACCCATATCTAATAGTATGGTGGTGATGTTTATTTTTTATCTTCAATAAATTTAGCATAAGTCTTCTCCGCATCCAGAGTAGTCGGGATAATCTCAATGACATTAGTTAAATAAACTTCTCCAGTTTCATTTAAACGACCTTTTTTGATTCCGTTATTAGCAACAGCAGATAACGATAAGCCGCCATCTTCCCATTTCCAAAGACGTAGAGCGTTTTTAAGATGAACTTCCATTTCATTTGCGGCTACTACATCTCCAATATGGACCCCTGCAGAATATGTCCTTATTAAGCATCTACGCCCAACCATCGGATTCCTTGTACTAATTGATTTAGTATCTGCACACATAGATTGTATTTCTTTTATTTGACCTAAAGTTAAGTCATTTATGTTGAACATGTTTTCTCCTTTTTTGTTAAAGCCATTTAAATTACTCCTCACAGATAAAATAAATCTGTTCTCCATCATCGTTAGCATCTACCTTTATGCTAAGTTTCTTTTGGAACTTGTCTGACAAGGCTCTAGCCAATAAATCTAGCTCATCTTGTATGTTAGCCATGAACTCTTTTCGGCTACGATAAATTGAAAATGTTGTTTTCTTATCCATGTTATCCCTCCTCTAAATTCTGAAGGCAGGCCAGATTCCCCACCTGGCTCCAGTTACTATAGACGCTTCAAGACTTGCCAAAGTCTTTACTTAAACCGCCCTTATAGTCCGACAACCGCCGCACTGTCTTTTTCGCCGCTAAGCTACTTAAGAGTTCCACCCAGCGTTGGCACGCCGCTGCCTTCATATTAAGGTTTCAAATTACTTTCTTTTTTTGTTGATATTTCATCCTTCGAATATGGAGTTTTAAGTAATGATAATGTTCTTTAGAAATTAATCTTTTTAATATTTTTATTGATACATCATAAAATTCACCATGCTTTGGCTTATTCCACATTGGTGCATTAATTTGAAGTAATCTAGACCATATCCAACCATAAGCTTCTAGCTTCTTTTGAGTTTCATTATCATCAACAACTCTTATCGATTCTTGATAAGGAGAAATCATAAGTGAAGCATTAAAATAAGGTTTGTATTCTTTATCCATCATTCCCTCCTCTCAATTAATCTTTCAAATTCTTCCCGTAAGTGTTTCCACATATAATCATTAAAAGATTTATTCTTTAAAGCATTAGGAGGAATCATTTGAACGACATGTCTTCCGCCTTCATCTTGGATATAAATGCGGTAAAACCCATCACCATAAGTATTTTCTGGTTCACATAAAATTTGATACTTAAATCGTGGTAACATCATTCCCTCCTCATGTAATGACCCCTATGTGGTAACTAAACACTAGGCCCTTTTCCCAAGGGGCTCCATGGACAACCCGCAATATTTCGGCGTACAATGTCGCCAATCGCTGCCCTCTACCTCACCCGTTCCTATGATTTAACGGCGATCATGTCAGGAGTCCGTCTCTCTACATAAGAATCGTTTTTCAACCCACCGCTGACACGGTGCTAGTGTTTAAAGTTATTCCCATTCTGCTTTACATGTATTAAAGCCTTGGATCTTATCGTATTCTCTTAAAATATCTTTAGCTTCTTTCAGAGCCCAATCTACGCTTTCCCACGTGCATTCATTGGCAAGATCAATGCGCCATTTAAGAACTTTCTCTTTTAAATTAACACATCTCTCTTTAATCTGAGAAGGCGCAGCCTCTGCTTCAAAATCAAACATATGGTCTCCTGCACCACTCATGAATAGCATGGCATAAGAAGTTTTAATGCCCTTTTCATTAAGAATTATTTCAGCTATTTTGTCTTCATGCTTCTTCCATTCATGGGCTAAAAATAGACCTAAACAGTAAGTAAAGCCCCGCCCGAAATCGGATTGCTCTTTTTCTAGCTCTTCCATATCCATCTCCCCACCGCTAACACGGTGCTAGTGTTTATTTTTATATTTTTGACTCAATAATTTCGATACAGCTAGCGCCAACACTTGCTCTTTCATATGTGTATTAATGCATGGGTTACACCAATGCTGATACTCATTCCATTCAACAGGTCTCTTCGATTTCCACCAAGTCTTAGCTTGTTTAATTATTTCTTTTTCTGCCTTAGTCACACCACTTCCCCCACTTATGAAAACCAAAGAAGCATCTCATTTGATCACCTGTCGTTCTACTTTTTTAATCTTGATATGGGGCACAGAGAGACCATCGACTGGTTTCATCTTTATCTCCGGCAGCCGATCCGACAAAGCTCCGCATGAAGAACATGTCTCATCGGGAGGGAAAATCCCAAGCCAAACGTTAGGCACATATACTTTTCCGCCACATAAGGAACATTTACCTACAACTGAATAGCTCATCATCCACTCCAACTATATTAAGGTTTCAAATTATAAATCTAATTTCACACTCTGGATAATCACCTTCTTCAGCGATTAATTCAATTCTTGAAAGACATCGATCCTTAGTAAAACCAATTTCTCTTTTATCTAAAGAGCTTCTTAATTTCCCATAGGCATCAGATAATCCTTCCGCAGAAACATAAAACGGTTTACAAAAGCCTTTAAGATTTATCATGAACAACTTCATCATTCTCTCCTTAACTAAACACTAGGCCTTTTTCCCCAAGGCTTAACATCTTTTAGGCCATGAAGTGGGCAGTCCTTATCAAGCATTGGACATTGTGTTGTCATGAAGGATACTTCCATAATGAGATCCTCCGGACATGTGCACTCGTCAGCCTTATCTTTTCCCATATCCCTCTCCTGACCGTTGACACGGTGATAGTGTTTATCATAACTTAAAAACTGTTTATTAATTCTTGCAATCTCTTGCTTCTGTTCTTCTGATGGCCCAATTTTCCTTTGCTTTTCTAATGCCTCAAAGAACTCTTTCGTCTTGTCTTCCGGGACTTCAATTGAGAATGTAAATTTTTCTTTTTTATCCATATCCCTCTCCCTTAAGGTAATTGTGGTTAAACTTTTCTCCAAACAAATTTGCCGCACAGAATACATTCTCTAGTTTGAATTTCACGTTCTGCACCCTCACGTATGACTATCCCGTATATCTTATCCGTAAAAGTAGCCAATGCTCGCTTCCACTTCCCCCATTTGTGAAAACCAAAGAAGCACCTCATTTTACTTCCTCTAGTTCAAAGGTTCCATTCATATAGTTTATGCTAACGATCTCATATGTCTTGCCATCAATCACTGTTGTGTAGTTTAACATTGAAGGATAAAAAGTAGGCGCTCCCATCATTTGTTCTTCAGTGGTTTTCCATGTTCTCTTCTCCATACAAGGCATACTACATGATTACGTTAGGTTTGTCAATAGGATTAGAATTAATAATTAAAGATTTAATTAAATCGAAGGCTTCACGAAGAGTTTCGCAATATTGTATACTAATACCAGAAGAGTCACGTTGAGTGACGATAACATCCCATTCTTTAGAAAATGTCATTTCAAAGCTCATGAGAATATCCCTTTCAGATAATCCATTACTGTTTCAACAATACCCTTCTCTTTAGTGATTTCAGGAGTAAGCCCCTTTATTTTAAAATATTTATTTTTTGGAGGAACAAAAACAAATGTATCTTTAGGCACCTCTTTATCAACAACCCACTCCATGCCTTGCCACTTAAGCTCTTGAAACGGCTTCTTAGCTTTAAATGCTTCTAATGCCGCCTTTCTCTTCTTCCAGTAACGTTTACGAGATAGGCTCATCTTCTTCTTTGTTTTCTCTGTGATCATTTATTCTCCCTTTCAGATATTATTTTAATTAAAGTAGGCATTAGATCCCCATAATCAACAATCATGTTTGGTATTGTGCTGCCAATATTTCTTAGAATTAATGTTTTGTAATTAGCCGTGCTACAATTAGCCATTCCAATTAATCTATTAATAACCGCTTGAGATAAAGGGGCCCCTGCCAAATCTAATATTATGTCTTCAGTCATCTTGTCTCCTCTATATACTGCATAAGTAACTTTTGTATGGTCCAGTCTAAATTAAGTTTGTGATGGTCTTCAAATGGTCCATGCTCCAGCACATGGTATGCGGCAGGACCCACGGTATGATGGTAGTTGCAAAGTGGAACCCCCATATAAGAATTATTACGAGCATGATGAACGTGATGCAAAATGACATCACGGTTACAGCAGCCATTAACAATGCACGGATTGGATCTGATATATTTCTCATATTTAGTGTTCCCAAATGAGTTATCCCAAGGACGATGCTTCACTTTTTAACCTTTTCACATTCACAATAACCAATTGATTTAGGCCCATACCAAGTATTACATCCAGGGCATTGCCATGTACTCCCATCAATCCCTATAAATGGGGGAGTATCAAAAATGTCTTGTATCTTTGATTGTTCTTTTAAATTTCTA